ATCTGCTAGCCCCCCCCCTAATACACTCTATATATCCTTGTTTTGTTGCTTGTCTGATTCTGATCTTGTCCATTTTTCTAATACTAAGGGAACAGAGTTTTGCCCCCCCTATTTGTGATTGTTATGCACGGACTAATCATCTTTTTTCTTGGTCTTGGGCCTTCATCATAGCGATAGTCCATTATCATTATTACTTCTTTTTGCATATCACAAAATCTTCTCCCAAATTACTGGTGCATTTGCCTTTTTGTGCAAGTATTGCGTGAGCAACCTTTGTCTCTCTTGCTTCAAATTCAATCTTCTTACCTCTGAATCCTCTCGCACACACAACTACCTTCTGCTCGTCTGTTACTAATTCCTGAATCGTAACGTGCCGTGATGCAATTTGCGATTCTGTTTCGTCTTGGATCGTCGATAGAGAAGTCAACGACAATCTGTCTGTCTGTCTGTCTGTCTGTCTGTCTGTCTGTCTGTCTGTCTGTCAAGATGATGCCCTTATCTTCCAACTTGTCAAGTAAAATCCCAGTTTTTTCATTATTTAAGTAATATTTTTCATTAACCTTATCTTCCAAGTATTCATCACACCATTTTGGAAGTGGTATAGGTTTTGGAAACTTAAATTGATACTCACCCAAAATACTAACCATAATTGTGCGCTCTCTATGTTGTGGCATCCCATATTGTGATGCTTCCATATTCTGCCAATAAGATGAGTACCCAAGATTTGTTAGAAAATCTATCCATTTTTGGAAGTTTTCCATATTTTCACCTTTACTATGTACTTGTATGACATTTTCCATAACAAGGACTTGTGGTAACTCTTTACATTCATTCAAGAGCCGTTCTACTTCCCATAACAACCCGGACCGTGTTCCACTTCCTTTAGCCATTCCTCGCATCTTACCCGCTACACTCAAATCTTGACACGGGAATGAATATGTCATTATGTATGTATATTTATCTGTTTCAACTATTCCTAAATCATCGCCGTGTGTTTTCTGAATATCCGACTTTTCAAAGTTGGTGCCGTGAATCGCATTATATGAATCAACGGCGTGTTTTTCCCATTCCACAAGTCTATAATGTTCAAAATCCGCACCAATATTACGAAGTGCCATCGCTTGCGATCCTATTCCTCCGAAAAGTTCTATTAGTCTGATTTTGTTTGTTATTTTGAATGGTTTGCGAATATAGTCGAATATATCCATTTGATTCTCACAAGTGTAATTCTCGAATATATCATCTGACATTCTTACTCTCCTCTCTCATAACGCCCTCAAGCAATCGTGTTATTCCAACCACCATATTCTCTGCAAACTCATTAACGTACTTTGGATCTCCTGCGATGCTATTCAACAATTCGTTGTAATCTGCAATCAAATCATTCCAATACTTATCTGTCTGATTAGTTCGCAGCATATCCGGCTCAAGATACTTTTTGGTTAAAGCCCAGAGTTTTTGATGTATTTCAAATGTTTTTTGCTTAATGTCCATATCTATCCTCTCCATTGCCGTATCGGCAATATCAAAAAACGTGTCAACCGTGCGGTTTTGTATCAATTTCATTGCCACTATTGCCGATGCGTTCCCTATGTTTATATAAATATATATATATATATTATTTTTTATAGTTTATTAACTAACGGCAATACGGCAACACGGCAATGATTGTTGATTTTATGCGGTTTTAGCCATTGCCGTGCCATTGCCGTCTTTTTAACTTTGTGTCTTATTTGATACTCTGTCATACGACCGTTGTACTCCATACACACCACAATTCCTTTTACCCGTGCTCACCCAACCCACGATGTTATTTTTCATAATCTCGTGTATGGCATTTATGTCCTGATGTCTTGCAGGTACATAATCCATTCGGAGTGCTTCCTTCCAGATCATCATCGCACACACACGATTGTTATCTGTTGTATCAAGCCAATTCTGTATCATTCCGATTTTTGGATCGTCTTCGAGGTAATCTAATTGTGCCTCAAGTGCTTGCTTCTCATATTGTTTTGGAAGTACCAACGACACTTTACCGCCCTTTTGCTTGTATTCGTTCATAATCTCGCCCCACGCTTGGATAAACTCATAATGCGTGGCTTCGATATCATCAAACGGGTTAGCAACTGGCACTATGCTGCAAGTAACAGGTAAAAATCTTCTGTTACCAGTTTTATCTGTTAGGAAGTCCACCGGGTTAGATGTACCTGCTAACACACATTGCCTTGGGCGTTGCTCGGTCCTTCGCTCGTAGGGTGTGCGGTATGTATCAATGGTTGATGTAATAAACGCTTTAATACTCTCCACATCTTTGGCTTTTTTAGTAGCCTGTAATTCGGACATTTCAACTATCCACATACCACGTAACTTCTCAAAAGCCTTGTCACCGTCTACGCTATTAAAGTTATCTGCAAACCAAGTGTCACTACCTGCAAGGAATCTTAAAAAACTTGATTTATAGGCTCCCTGTTTGCCGACAAGTATAAGCATATAGTCGAATTTGCATCCGGGCTTATAGATCCTACTCACCGCACCAAGCATATATAATCGCATCACGGCTTTGTTATATGGTGTTGGCTCTGCACCTACAAATCTGGTAAGAAGATTATCAACGTGGTTGTTACCATCCCACATCTCGGCTGCCATTTCCAACATATCTTTTACGGGATTAATATGTCGCTTGTGGATTACGTTGTTAAGTGCATCAATAATTTTGTCTTTGTACTTTAAGCCGTATTTTGATTCGATATAACTTCGCAGGTTGCTATCATCTGCATTGGTCCACTCACGCCATCCCTTGCCATCCTGCCACGGTACATTGCCATAGATACTTGGTGAATATGACAATTCATTAAATGCAATCTTACCGAATAACTCCGAATCGTATGTTATGGCTTCTTCTGCATTTAAGATGGTCTGTGCAAGTTTATTGGTTGGATTCCCGTCCTTATCTAATATGTAAGTAAACTGTGGCTCCCTCGGTGTTAATCCAGAAGACTCGATAACCTTAAGTTCTCCCTTCTTATATGTAAGGGCACTTTGCACTATTGTGTTGACCTCGTCTTCTGATAACGGCTCCTCGCACTTGGTACGATTTTCCTTAAGCACTGTCTCGTAGATGGTATCGTCTTCTAACCCTCTTGCTTGCAAACTACAAGCCAACTTGTATAGCGTTGCATTACGTTGCCCACTCGGTATGATCTGTGGCAACTTAAACGTGGTATTGGAAGATGTATGTCCTATCTCCAAAAACTTCTTGACGATATCATCCACCTCTGCCAGTGGAGTATCTTCTGGATCGTCTTCCCATTGGTACTGTGTGCCGTTAGGGTGCCACGAGGGTGGTGCTATAACATATCCACCTTCGCCACGCACATCCACACCCTCAAGTATTCCGGCACGATTCTTAATATCCTTGTCTGTGTACTTGTAATATAGATGTGCTCCACCTCTACCCGTTATTACTCTTACAGTTTCGGGTAACTCCCCGTTGATGCGCTCCCATTGTGTTACTTCTTGATATCCGTTGAGCCCCTTGTCTTCGTCCATATCCTCATCAATGACTATGAGATTGGATTTAGTTCCTGTGGCAATACCTATGGAAGCATCCGGGTATCGTTTCCACCAAGCCCGAATTGCTCCGGGATCTTTTTTAGCATCTGAACATCCGTGTGGTGTGAGTGGTTTTTTAGTCTTTGCACTTACTGGAAACACGGCCCAACCGTATTCTGTTGCGTATTTAAGCGCATTATCTAATAACATATTGTCACTCATACTTTTTTATAATCTCCATAATAATTTTGGCTGCATCGGTAGGCTCGCAAAACATAAAGGTTACTCCGTAGCGTTCTGATATGGTTTCCATTGCCTTTTGTAATCTTGGCCCCTGCACACAATTAGGTGAGTATATAGCCCTTGGGTTATTCCAGATATGCACTTCTGATATATCCGTAATACCGAGGGTGTTCTCGACCAAGATGTATAACTTGCATCCTGCTTCCTTGGCATTTTTGCATTCGTTAATAAACCGCTTATGCTCTTTACCGCAGATATTATTGGCTATCTCATCCATATTCTCTTTTGTGTCTATACTTACTGGTGGGATTGGTGCATAGTCACCAAATGGCAACTTGCACCTCACCAGTGACACAGACATATTAGCGAAGCAATCGTGCTTGATGTTGTGCTTGTCTTCCTTCTGCCTTGTGTCTTCTTGGATATACATTAGAATGCTAACTCCTCGCCTTCTTTAACCTGCATCCACTCTGCATTTGCAGATGATTCCCTCGGAGTGTCTTCCTTAATCTTCTTAAGTTCGGGCACCTTCTGGTCTTTAATCTTATCGATGGAAAATTCACGATTTACATATAATCTTGTCTTCTTCTCTCCATCGTTGCCGTAATACTCCTCCTCACCAAACAGAAGCCCTAACTTCTTACCTACAAGTGTCTGCTCATCTGCATTGACAGTATTACCGTCAAATACGAAGTTGCCATTACTACGGCTTATTGCGGTGCAGAATCTCTTAAACATTGGAAGCGCAGCCACCTTGTATGACTTAACGTAGGCACCCGCCCAACTCCAATCGGGATTATTCTCTCTCATCTCCGAGTAATATCCCTTAAACTCACCATCTGCGATGTCATAAGTAACCTTAAGATATTCCTTGTCGCTTACATCCTCGACCTTAACGATTGTGCAGATATATGCACCTGCTCCCGGTCTGTTAAATTCTCCTGCTTCCTGTACGTTAGTTAAATCAATCTTCTTCATAGTTAGTTACCTCCTAAATTAAATCCCATAGTTGTTAATATCTTCCAAAATTATTGCAATGCTCTGTAATGATTTCGCTATTGCATACTTGAGTTTCAAATCGATGAGTTTTAGGTCTGTCTTATCAATCTGATTATCGAAAAAATTATCCTCATCAAAATAATCAAGTTCTTCTGAAATGTTTTCTAATAATGTTTCAATTCGCTTCATTTTATAACCTCCCTTCCTTAATAATCCTTAAGTGCTTTAAGCACATCGACAATGTTGTTTGGTATCTCATCCGACTCAAATGCACCCATCGGTGTCTTTGCAGTACTGTTATGAGCCTTGGTGATAAATACATACTCTCCGTCTTTTTCCGTGGAATATAACACGGTGGTAAGTTTGCTCTCGACACTTAACTTATCCAACTTCTTGCCGGATGTCTTAATTCTTGTAAATGTATAACCATCGTCTTCCTTCTGTGTTTGTGAGTGACATACAACGATAACCGTTAAATCATCACGCAAGGTATAGAGTCTATCGAGCAACTCCCACACACACTGGGCAAGATCTTGCCATTTATCAAATCCTTTTTCCTTCATTCGTCTTACTTCGTCTGCGACCATTAAGCCGTTGAGGGTGTCGATAACAACGACCTTGATATGTTTCATATCTTCCTGTTCGTTAATCTTGGTAAGAATCTGATCTACGGTACCAATCACATCGGTAGCCATATAATTCTTCTTATTAAATGCGTAAGAATCTCTCCAACCTCTCCACGATAATCCCTTCTTATCGCAATCGATATAAAAGGTTGTTTTTGGATCTAAATCCCTCATTGAAGTGGTTTTACCAGAGCCACTCTCTCCCATAAGTCCTATTACTTTTGACATTCTTTTTACCTCCTAATTTAATCCTTCTGCTTCTCTCATCTCGTCATTGGTATGTATAATTGCGCATTCGTCACAGTAATACTTACCATCGAGATATATAACTGTTTCGCAATTCATTAGTGACCGCCCACAAGATGCACATATTGGAAACATCGATTGATGGTCCTCTAATGCCTGTTGTCTGCGCTCCTCATCTAACCAAGGCTCATTCGTCATCATCTTCATTCACCTCATAGCCTTCATCACGGTTATCAAGAACAACCGATACTTCAAAGCCGTGTCCAATCTTAAAGTCCTTATGGAACAATTCACCACTCCACGTCTTTGTGACACTATCCGCAGAAATCTCAAAAGATTCTCTGACTTTCTCAAAAT